GGGAAAATTGTGCTCACAGCCCCAACAAGCAAGGCTGTTCGAGTGCTTCGTGATACGCTGAGAACCCCTGACTATGAGCCGATTTGCTGCACAATCTATAGCCTTCTCGGCCTGCGGATGGAACCATCAGGGGAAGTGAAGCTGTTGTCAAACCCCGATCCTGATTCTGTTGACCTGAGTTCCTACAAGCTGGTTGTTGTGGATGAAGCCTACATGCTCAACAGTCAGGTATGGAAATACGTGCAACATGCCGCAGATTCTGGTATCAAGTTCATTTTCATGGGTGATGCCTGTCAGTTGCCGCCGGTTGGTGAAGGCGTGAGCCGGACAGCCAAGGTTGAGCTGCGGGCAGAGCTGCGGAAGATCGAGCGGTTCGACAATCAGCTGTTGAGGTTGAGCAGCTATCTGCGGGAATGTCAGGAAGATCCAATCACGAAAGCTGTGAAGATCAAAGATGACCATGATGAAGATGGTGGGGTTGTGAAAGTCTCGCAATCTGAGTTCTACAAGCGGATTGCTGACTATGCGGCACAGGGATTGTTCAGCCAGCCCGGCTACTGTAAGGCGTTAGCATGGCGGAATCAAACTGTCAACATCATGAACTCGATGATTCGCAGGAAAATCTTTGAAGCTCAGGCCACTTGGTTGATCGGTGATCGGATTGTTGTCGCAAGGCCGGTGAATGACCTCGATGGTGAGAAGATCGCCAGCACCGATGATGAAGGAACGATCACAATGGTGTTGACTGCACCACATCCAGTGTTCAAAGAGGTCACTTGCTATCATATCTATGCGACGATGGATGGCAGCAACAAGCAAGTGCTGCTCTATGCGACTCATGAGACATCCTATGGCACATTCAGTGAACGGAAAAACTCCCTGAGCCAGAAGGCAAAAACAGCTTCAAGCAGAAAACGGGCATGGGAAGAGTACTGGACGTTCGTTGATGCCTTTGCTGATGTCCGCTATGGATATGCGATCACTGTTCATCGGAGTCAGGGATCAACCTATGATGAGGTGTTCGTTGACAGCACAGACATTCTGATCAATAAATCACCAAAAGAACGGCTGCAGTGTTTGTATGTTGCAGCTACACGGGCTAGAAAGAGGGTAATTGTATGCTGAGTGCTGAAGAGTGGCGGGTGAAGGCTGACAAAGTGCTTGAGGAGCTCGCTGAAAAGGATACCAAAGAAACCTATCACGCATGGATGGACTGTCTAGAAGCAGCGCCAAGTGGTGCAACCCTTGGGGTGAGAGAGTCAATGCTGTTGGCTCAGCACAAGACAATTCAGGGCCTGCTCGCAGTCTTAGAGCAGGCTAACAGAGAGCTTGAAGTCCTGAAAAAGCTGATGAACATTGTAGAAATCCAACAAATCAACCTGGAGATGATGCCAGATGACACAACCATTAACTGATGAAGACCGCTACCATCTGAGAGGTCAACGCAGCCCACAAGAGTTCATCGCATTCCTTCGCCAGAAGATTGCAACAGCTGAACTCTCGAAGGAAGAACTCACTGAGCTGGTGCGGATCAATCGAGAGCATGTGCTGGCATCAGGATCACTCGCGCCTAGCATTGTGAAAGAGAAGAAACCGGCCAAGGCAAAGAAAGCTGCGGTCAATGTTGATGACTTACTGTCAGGATTGGACGACATATGAACCAGGAACAAGAGAAACCATACAGCTTTGTGATTCATGCAGATGGTGCGGACTTTCCATTTTTCACTGATGACGGCTATGAAGTGAAATTCAGCACTGACCTGCAAGCAGCCAGCGTATTCCAAAACACTCGACTGGAAATGGTATTCTTTGGAACATTCCAGATTGAGTACAACTACAACCCAAAACGTCACAACTGAGAACACACCACATGACCGCAAAAACTTACCTAATGATTGACCTTACCAGTCCGAAAATCCTGATTGACTTTGAGGATCTTGAAAACCTGCTGGACATCCTGAACCGTGACCATAACACTGGGGTCTATGAGAACAACTACAAAGTTCAGACAGACTTCGCAGCAGAGGAGCGGAAAAGCTTGACAGCATTCCATACTGTGCTGTTTCAAGTAGCTGATGTTGAGTCTGCTGACAGGGATGTTAAGCCATGATCTGCGCGAAAGAGGAAACAGTCAGAACCCTGCTGCTGGCTTACATAAAACTTGGGGCATTGGAAGCTGGTGGTATTGATGACTGGGACTGGTATGATTCTATCCTGGAAGAGCACTATCCTGATGACATCGCAAAGCTGATTGATGAAAATCCTGTTGCTGCACTTCAACTGCTGTTCAAGGAGGCTGAGAAATGAGAACGTCGCAGAGCTATTTGAGCTGTCGTGAAAATGCCGCAGAGTATCTTCTTGATAAAATCGAAGCAGCTAAAGCACAGATTGAGGGTATTATTGACGCTTTGAAGTCTGAGATTGAAAACAGGCTTGATCGAGATTTCATCAAACCTGGAAGAAGTGCGCTTGACTCTGCCATATCAGACGGAGAGGATCATGAAAGGGATGCTGAGCTGGCACAAGAAGAAGCTCATGAGCTTGGGCGAAGAATCACTGAACTTGAACAAGAAATTGACGAACTGAAAGAACAGATCGAGGAACTGAAAAATGAACGACTTTGACCCACTTGCATTCCTAGACCAGAACATTGAAGGAACGAACTATGAAACCACTGGGCAAGAGCTGGCTAAGCCTTTCTTTCCTCCAGTGGTCGACAGCACGATCCTTGCTGCGTTCCGCTCATGTCCTCAGAGAGCATTCCGACAGTACGTTCAACACTGGAAACCTCGAAACGATTCTGTTCACCTTGTTGCAGGAGGGGCCTTTGCCTCTGGTCTCGAAGCAGCCCGCCGAGCTTTCTTCCTTGAGGGCAAAGACTACCAGACTGCTCAAGAGCTTGGACACCTTGCGCTCATGCAGAAGTATGGAGACTTCATCCCACCTGAAGGAAGTGCAAAGACTCTCGAACGAATGCTGGGAGCGCTTCAGTTCTATTTCGAACGTTACCCTCTACCAGTTGATCCCGCAGTACCGGCAACCCTGGCAGGTGGAAATAGTGGGATTGAGTTCAGCTTTGCAATTCCCTTGCCTATTAACCACCCTGAAACAGGAATGCCAATCATCTATGCTGGTCGAGCGGACATGGTTGTGGACTACTGCGGCGGATTGTACCTGGAAGATGACAAAACTACATCTCAGCTGGGAGCAAGTTGGAGCCGTCAGTGGGATCTTCGTTCTCAGTTCACGGGCTACACTTGGGCTGCGCATCAATACGGTATCCCAGTTCAGGGAACTCTCGTGCGCGGGATCAGTATTCTTAAAACCAAGTATGACACTCAGGAAGCCTTGACACAACGTAGTCCCTGGGAGATTAAACGCTGGTATGACCAAACAATCCGGGATATCAAGCGAATGATGGAAATGTGGGAGAATCAATACTGGGACTACAACCTTGACAATGCTTGTTCAGAGTATGGTGGCTGCATCTTTCAATCAGTGTGTAAGAGTTCTAGTCCTGATGAGATTGTCAAGATGTACTTCAGCCAGAAGGTTTGGTCGCCAACTGATCGCATGGAATTGTCGCCGCAGGAATGGGAAGCAAGGTGGCGTCCACAATAGCCGATTGTATGAAAGCCTACAATAGCCGGATGTTAGCATGAAATATACTCAACTGTTCTATTACCATGAGGTTCTGATAGGGCAATCCGATATTGAAGGTAATGGGTGGATAGGGCGGGAACCAAGGCCATTGCGAAGCAAGCTACTCTATTGTGAGTGTTGCGGAGTGTCATGGGGCAAGGTGTTAACAATCAACTCCAAGACACGACAGCCAGCTGGGTTCACCCCCTACCGTGGGGTATGCCTTGAATGTTGGGCGACAATCCCGCTGACAAGGATACTCCATCGAAGCCCAGAGTCCTATTGGATCGCACTTGAACCGGAATACAACAACGCACTATGCTATGAAGCCCTTCTAGTGACACTGAATGGGCTGAGAGCAGCACAACAAATTGGGAGCACAGCTGAATGCTAGACACAATGAACGGTTTCAACGTGATACTGCTTGGCGCCGGGGGAACAGGTAAGACACATTCCCTCAGCACCCTTGTCGAAACAGGGCTTGAGGTGTTCTATCTGGGCCTAGAGAACGGGATTGAGACTCTGATAGGCTGCTGGGCTGATAAAGGACTGCCAATCCCAGCAAACCTTCACTGGGCCAATGTCATGTCATCGTCAGTCAGCTTTGGTGAGCAGCTTCAATCAGCCAAAGCAGTCAACAGCATGACATTCGAAGGGCTGACAAAGATGGTTGACCCAAACAGAGGCAAGTATCAGCAATTCCAGAACATCCTGAAGCTGCTGAGCAATTTTGTTGATGAACGGACAGGGACGAACTATGGCCCAGTTGATAAATGGAGCTTCGACAAGGTTCTGGCAATTGATGGTTTGACGGGAATCAACAGTTCCAGCATGTCAACTGTCGTCGGTGGGCGCCCAACCAAGAGCATGGCTGACTGGGGTGTGGCTCAGAACCTCATAATGAACCTGCTCGACAACCTGACCAACAGCTGTCCTTGTCATTTCGTACTCTGTGCTCATGTGGAAAGGGAAGTCGATCAGATCAACGGCGGTGTCAAGCTCATGCCAGCAACCTTGGGTAAGGCAATCTCTGGTCTGATTGTCCCAAAGTTCTCCGATGCCATTCTCTGTGAGCGTCAGGGCGATAACTGGCACTGGAACACATCATCCCCACTTGCCGACCTCAAAACCAGAAACCTCCCTGTAGCAGCAAAACTTCCTCCCAGCTTCAAGCCGATCTATGAGAAGTGGCGAAACCGTAAGGAAGCAATGGGGCCTGTCAAAGCTGTGGAGACCAGCAATGCAAAGAACCCCTAGCACGACAATCAGAGATTTCTTTCAGACACTTGAAGAGTTCACAACCCTGCTTGAAGCAGCAACAAAGGAACTCCAACGCCCAGGCAGACAGACAGCACCAAGAGATCTGACATTCACAGCAGGACTTGAATATGCTATTGAACGCTATGGTGCTGGGGCAATCATCACAGGTCGTGACATTCAACGACTGAGGGAGATCATCAACCCACCTGAAGTCAAAAGAATCCACATTCCACCGCCAGAGGACTCTAGAAGATGACCTAAAACTGACTTGATCGATTGAAAATTGCTAGTAAAATCAAAGTGCAACTTACAACAAATGCTAAGGGTAACAAAATGAGTGATTCAATGTTTGATCCAGAAGCCTTCCTTGACCAGACTATCGAAGACAGCAACGATACCAAGGTGATCCCTTGCCCTGCTGGTGACTTCCTTGGCATCATCGACAGCTACAAAGTTCGTCGCTGGGAGAAAAAGGACGACAAAACCATCAACGGAGTGAGTCTGGATGTCCTATGGCTTGTCGAAGATGAGAACGCCAGACAGGAAACCGGCCGTGATAAGGTGATTGTCAAGCAAGGTGTGCCACTGGATGTGACAGAGGACAACAAAATCGACATGGGCAAGGGCAAGAATGTCCGATTGGGTCGGCTGCGTTCGGCTCTTGACCTCAATCAGCCGGGTCAACCCTTCTCATTCCACATGCTGAAAGGTCGGATGGCTAAGATCACAGTTGTTCAGCGTCCTGAAGGTGAGGATGTATTCAATGATGTGACAACAGTTGTTCCTTTCGCCTGATACCACACCACAAAAGCAGGGCCATTCCAGGCCCTGTCCCTTTCTGAGACCATGCCATGACGCGTGTACTACCTGAAAAAATCTGGATTGTCCTGACTGAGTTGGGGAATCTAGGCTATGTCCGTACTGAAGAGGCAGCACAGCTTGAACTTGAAGAGGGTTCTATTGTTGTTCAGGTTGATTTCGAAAAAAGAACAGCTTGTGATATGTATTCTGAGGCTCCACTGATGGAACTCCCTAACAATGAGGAAACCTAAAATGTGCCATCTCTGTTCAACTGATGCAAAAGAAGTAGCAGCAGAACGAAAAAGGATGCTGGAACTGGCAGAACATTGCAATTTCATGGCCTCTGTGTTCCAAGGGCTTGGTGAGGGGCTGATTGATCCACATGATTCTGAGAGATTTCCGATGATTGCGGCAGTTCCTGAAGCCTTTCAAACAGTAAAAGAAGAAATTGAAAATGGTTGGTGAGCACAATGTTCCAGCAATATGCAAATCTTAATGACATCAACATCCGATCAGACCGTCAGCGGCAAGAATTCGACCCAATAGCATTGCAGGAACTTGCTGACAGTATCGAAAAGAATGGACTCTTGCACCCTATCATTCTGCGGAAAGGTGACAGCGCACGAGATGAACCTCCTGATAGTCTCTGGCTTGTAGCTGGCGAGCGTCGGATCAAGGCAGTCACCAATATATACGGGCTGCAGGATTCCTTCAACTTCAATGGTTCCAGAGTTCCTGAAGGCTGCATACCCTACACACTCCTCTCTCAGCTGGATGAACTTGCAGCAGAAGAGGCCGAGCTTGAGGAGAACTTCCGTCGCAGAGACCTCACATGGCAGGAACATGCCGCAGCGACTCAACGACTTCACAACCTGCGTTTGAAGCAAAAAGGACAGCACCACACAGTCACTGAACTGGCAAAGGAGATCAAAGGCCGTGGTGATGGCTGGTACAGAGAGGAAGTGCGGCAAGACCTTGTCCTGGCAAAGCATCTCGATAATCCAGCAGTAGCTCAAGCCAAAACAGCTAAGGAAGCGGTCAAAATCCTCAAAAGTGAAGAGCGTCGGCAGGTTGTGCTTGATAAAGCAGCTGGAATTGTTGCGGAATCACTCTTGACGCAGCACAAACTTCTCAAAGGTGATTGCCTGCAAGTGATGCAGCGTTTGATTGTCGAAGGACAGCTGTTTGATGTGCTGTTGACAGACCCTCCCTATGGCATGGGCGCAGAATCCTTTGGTGATGCAGCTGGTCGGATGAACACAATCAATCACAAGTATGATGACAGTCTAAGCAGCTGGCGTGATCTGATGACTCAGTGGAGTGAACTGAGTTTCAAGCTCTGCAAGCCTCAGGCTCATGCCTATGTGTTCTGTGACATTGAACGTTATGCTGAATTGAAAACCATGATGGAATCCGCAGGCTGGTATGTTCACCGCACCCCACTGATCTACCACAAAACCGATGGCGGCAGAGTTCCGCTTCCCGATATTGGCCCTAGACGTTGCTGGGAGATGTGCCTGTATGCTATCAAAGGAAAGAAACCAGTCACGCATATATACCCGGATGTGTTCTCAGCGACGGCTGATACTAACCTTGGCCATGGAGCACAGAAACCAGTCGCATGTTACCATAATCTGCTACTACGTTCCTGCCATCCGGGTGACACGATCCTCGACACGTTTGCAGGAACTGGAACCATCTTTCCGGCAGCTCAGAAAGTTAAGTGCATTGCTACGGGAATTGAACTTGAAGAGACGAGCTATGCGATTGCACTGAACAGGCTGAAGGAACTTGTGGAATGAACGAAGAGTTGCTGCGGCAGCCAGATTTGTTGGTTCGAGTGAAGTCAGGGAAGGTGATCATCACTGCAATCTTAAGCAGGGATGGAAAAGTGCGGCTGGTGAACTGTTTCACAAAAGCTGAATTCATGGAAAATCCAATCCTGATCCTAGAGCAGTGTCACGACAAGGCAATGAAAATCATAGAGAGGGTAGGGTGAAAGAGTTACTGGCATTTGCATTCATGTTGGTATGCCTGCTGGTGTTGTTGATTGTAATGGCGTGGAAATACATATCTGAAGAGGTGAAAGAAGATGACTAAACAAGAAAGAATTGCGGCACTGAAGGCGCAGATGTCGGAGCTACTTACTAGAAAAAACCAACTTCTAGGGCAAATATATGAACTCGAAAAAGAGCCAGAACCGTTAGTTATTTTCGATGGCTGGAAGCCTGAACTTTTTAAGGATTGCTTCATGCCCGACACGATTGCAGGGAAAGGTGCTTGCTTACTGTACGATGATAGTAAAAATACGGCGTTAACATTTAACAAATGTGACAAGTCTGATGCTGTCGCCGATGCTTTTTGTGTTCTCATGGAATTGCGGAATCAAGAAGGTGCGGGGCAGGTATCTACTTTAAACGGCTGTCATATAGTATATTTTAATGAACTAGAAGGGTTCATAACTGTAACCTACAATAAATATGGCGCAGGAGGTTTTATTTGTCCTTGTTTCCCCTCACAAGAACTTTGTGAGCGAGCAGTCAACAACGTAGGCCGTGAGCGCGTTGAGCGTTGTTTGAAACTGTTTGCAATGGTGCCGTTATGTTAAAAACAACAGGTATGAGCCAAGAAGAGATTAAAATAGCCGAAGGTTTAATCGCGATTGGTGCCGAACAGGACGACGAGTTTCCTCGCCAGTTTAGACACAACGGGCATGTGTTCTACATACATCCGACAGAGGGGTTAATAGAGTTATGAAAATAAGCAAAATGTTAACTCAACATAGACGCGATTTCACAGCACTTTATGTTTGTGAGCATTGCGGTGCTGAAAGCAAAGGTCACGGATACGACGATGCAAATTTTCACAATAACGTGATACCTAACATGGTGTGCGAAAGTTGCGGAAAGAAGTCGTCTGATGATTATAGACCACTGACCACTAAATATGAGCAGGGTGAGGTGATATGAGTGATTTACCAGTTTGCCGGTTGTGTAAGTGTGATGCAGAATTAAATACGTATTTTAAATTATTAAAGGTCTACAGATGCTCATACACTGGCTGCTCTATACATAAAGCAGCGTTACCTGAATCGGATTGGCGCAAACTAATGCACGTGCCTGCAAAGAAAACAGGATACATCGAACATGAAAGCGACTTAGATATAAATTGGGCGATAGGCTATAACCAAGCAATAGACGATCTAGAAAGAGGTGAGGCATGACAGACCAAGCCATCCCATGGCTTCTTTACCTCTCTGGAATAGTTTCATTCCTTCTTCTCTCAGCCACCCAGTCCTAACACCACTGACAAAAAGAGGCAACAATGATAAGACCAAGCGGCCCTTGTCCAGCAAAGATCATGATTGTCGGAGAAATCCCTGGAGATGAAGAAGTCAGGACAGGCCGCCCTTTTGAGGGAAGTGCCGGTCAGGAACTCAGCCGTCTTCTTGCTGATGCTGGAATCATGCGGAGTTTATGCTTCCTGACTTATGTGTGTCGGACAAAACTCTCAGCAGGTGTTGAGCCGATTGCATTCAAACGCACTCAGATCACTGCAGACCACGTTGACTACGAAGGAACCATGATTCATCGCTCTGTCAGAGAGGGGATCACGTATCTGAAGCAAGAGATTGAAATGTGCAGGCCAAATGTCATCATTGCAATTGGGAATCTGGCACTCTGGACACTGACAAAGGAAGCCAGCATTCAAAAGTGGCGTGGAAGTGAGATGCTGTGTGCCTTGCCTATCACTGGAAATGCCATCAAAGTGATTCCAACTTACAGCCCTTCTATGATCTTGCGTGTCTGGTCGCTTCGAGGGATTGTTCTGCAGGATCTCAAAAGGGTACTCAGAGAAAGTCTGACACCTGTGCTCACAGTCACTGATTACAAATTTACAACTCGGCCTGACTTCAACCAATGTCAGCATGTGCTAGTCGCAATCCTGAATCAACTCAATGCAACAAAACAGGGTGAATTCCTGCCGATCTCTGTTGACATTGAAACTCGCCGAAACTACATAGCCTGCATTGGATTCGCTTGGACAAAGTTTGATGCCATCTGCATCCCTATCATGTGTGTAGAGTCAGTGTCAGGCTACTGGGAAGAGCAGCAGGAAGTCCGGCTTGTTGAACTGATGCGGCAAATCCTGACACATCCAAGGATCGAGATCATCGGCCAAAACTTCCTCTATGATGCTCAGTACCTCTACCGTTATTGGGCAATTCTCGTTGGCAGAACCTTCGATACAATGATCGCTCAGCATGTCTGCTACCCTGGAATGGAAAAGGGGCTTGATTTCCTCAGCTCAATGTACTGCGACCACCACCTGTATTGGAAAGACGACGGCAAGGAGTGGAGAGAGGACATGGATGAAGACAGGCTCTGGCGATACAACTGTATGGATTGTGTGAGGACATTCGAGGTATCAGTGGTACTGAAAAGGATCATCAAAGCCTACAAACTTGATCAAGTGAATGACTTCCAGCAAGCACTTGCACGGCCTGTACTCAAAACCATGCTCAGAGGGATCAGGATTGACCATTCCAAGAAAGCAAAGATCGCCGCTGAACTGATCTCAGAACTCAACAGTCGACAGCTGTGGGTGAATGATGTCGTAGGAGAGCCACTGAACATCCAAAGCTCTGATCAAATGAAAACTTTCATCTACGGAATCATGCGTCAGAAGCCAATCTTGAACCGTAAAACCAAGCAACCCAGCTGCGATGATGAGGCACTGCGGAAAATCGGCGATCGTGAACCACTGCTGAAGCCAATCCTGAACAAAATTGCAGAAATGCGCAGCATCAAAGTATTCCTGAGCACTTTCATCAACAGCTCAGCGGATCAAGATGGCAAAATGCGGTGTTCCTACAACATCACTGGCACTGACACCTACAGATTCAACAGCAAAAAGAACGTCTTTGGCTCAGGCATGAACCTGCAGAACATTCCAAGCGGTGATGAAGAAGGGCAGTCCTTGCAACTCCCAAACGTGAGGAAGCTGTTCATTCCTGATCCTGGGATGGAGTTCTTCGACATTGACCTCTCAAGTGCAGATCTCAGGATTGTGGTTTGGGAATCTGATGAAAAGGACATGAAACAGATGCTGGCGGAGGGCTATGATCCATACACTGTGATTGCTCAAGAATTCTACCACGACCCTACTATCACAAAGAAAGACCCACGACGCCAGACATTCAAAGGCTTTGCCCATGGGTGCCTAACAGCAGGTCATGAGGTTCTGACACCAGATGGGTGGATCGCAATTGAAAAGTATGATGAAACGAAACCACTGATGGCTTGGAATAAAGACACTTGGGAAGCTTTCTTTGAGGTTCCTGAACATATGACCAGAGATTTAGGAGTACATTTTGTAGCTTTCGAAGGACAATCTTATAGCTGTGAGGTAACTCATGACCATAGAATCCCATACACAACTGATACAAATATGAGAGTTTGCGCAGCTAGTGAAGTACCAAACTCAGCAAGACTTCCTATGTGTGGATACTTAGATGGCCCACAGGAAATCTCAAAATGTGAGGCTATGTTACTTGCAGCTTTCCAGGCTGATGGTTCACCAGCTCCTGCAGGCCATGTTACCTTTCACTTTCACAGAGAACGTAAAAAAGAAAGACTCCGCAATCTGTTAGATAACTGGGGAATGCCTTATAGCGAAGGAAAAGACCACTTCTATATCCCAAAAAGCAGTGCTGGGTTCAGTTTGTGGGGTAAAGAAGCCGGTTCTTATTTACTTCAATGGTCAGCAGAGGCTCTTGATGCCTACCTAAATGAACTCCAATACTGGGATGGAAGTGCTACAGGGACTATTATGTGTCATGTCAGTACAACATCAAAGAGACATGCTGAATGGATTCAAACAGTAGCAAAACTTCGCGGATATGGTTCTCAGATTAGACTTCAAAGAGCTGCAGAAGGTAATAGACAAGATCTGTGGAGAGTTTCCTTGAATCGCAGACAATACTTCAATCTAGCATCAGGACATAAAAGCGAGGTCTATGAAAAGGCACCAACAGCCATATACTGCCCAACCACTTCAACAGGATTTTTCTTTGTTCGTAGAGATGATAAAGTGTTCGTGACTGGCAATACCAACTATCTGGGTACAGCTAAAGGACTAGCAGAGAGGTTTGGGCTATCTGTGCATGAGGCAGAAAAGACTCAAAAGTGGTACTTCAGCAGATTTCCACGTATTAAGGCATGGCAGGAGCGGCTTAAAGATCAGGTATACAAGCGCAAGTATATCAGTAATGTATTTGGATACCGCTTCAACATCCTGGACAGGGTGGATCAGAGCACACTTAATGCAGCTGCTGCCTGGATTCCGCAATCCACAGTGGCCTGTATTATCAACAGAGCCTTCCTGCGTATTGATCAAGAGGAACCAGAAGTGGAGATCCTGCTTCAAGTGCACGATTCACTAGCAGGACAGTACCCAGCAGACAGAGCTGAGCATTTTCGTAAGGTTGTCACTGAAAAAGCAGCAATCCTTCTCCCATACAGCGATCCACTTGTGATTCCTGTTGGCATAAAAACCTCAACTGTGAGCTGGGGAGATTGTGCATGATGCTCCAGGGAAAGGAACCCAACCTGACCAGAGAGAATGAGAATTGGCTTGCAGCTTTCCTTGACTACACCAGCTGGGGAGAGTCACCTCGGAGAATGTACTTCTGGGTCGGAGTCGCAACAATCGCAGGGGCATTGGAGAGGAAAATCTGGATCGATCAGAAGTATTTCCAGTGGATTCCGAATATGTACATCCTGCTAGTAGCCCCTCCTGGAGTAGCAACAAAGACAACCAGCACCAATGTCGGCATGGAACTCCTGAGGCAAGTCCCTGGAATCACCTTTGGCAGCACAATCCTGACATGGCAATCACTGGTATCAGAGTTCGAAGCTGCAAAAACTGCCTTTGAGGACAAAGATGGTGTATTCCGAGAGATGTCAGCGATCACAATTGCGAGTGGTGAATTCGGAAACACACTGAACACCAAGGATCGTGAGCTTGTGAACCTGCTGACAAGTGTCTGGGACGGCCACACAATTAAAAAGAGCACCAAACATGGTGGACTGGAGAACATTGATAACCCCTGCATCAACATCATTGCTTGCTGCACTCCCAGCTGGATCGCAGAGAACTTCGACGCTTACATGATAGGGGGCGGTCTGGTATCAAGGTTCCTGTTCATCTATGCTGATAAGAAGGACAAGCTCATTGCCTATCCAGCAGAAGTCACACCAAAGACACTGGAACAACAGAAACAATCTCTGATCAATGACCTAACAAAGATCTCAGCCTTGCGTGGTGAGGTCAAACTGTCAAGAGCGGCAATCGCCTATGGGACTGAATGGTACCAACATGCAATGACAAACAGGCCAGCGAACTTGAGTGATGATCGCTTCTCTGGCTACATTGCAAGGAAACAAACCCACTTGCACAAACTTGCAATGATCATGTCAGTGGCTCGAAGCAATTCCCTGATCATTGAACCTCAAGACCTTGCAGAAGCTGATCTGATGCTCAAAGACCTTGAACCTGATATGGCATTTGTATTCAGTAAGTCAGGTCGACGGGAACTAAGTTTCCATGTGGAGAGGTTCGTGAAGCATATTGAGCTGAAAGGGTTTGTGACAATCGCAGAGGCTTTCCGATTCCTACACCCATTCATTCAAAGAGAGGAAGAGATTCAGTCAGTCATTGAAGGCTGTGTGCGGTCGAAGTGGATCAAACTTGTGCAACGACCAGAGGGGAGAGGTTTTGTACCAGAAAAGGCTGAAGGGTGAGGGTTCCATCCCTCTAGGCTGCTCACATGAGCCTATTACTCTCTTTTTTCTAATTCATCGATTCGATTGTGTGCCCGCTCTACCGCTTGCTCTAGCTTGGCAATCGACTCGCGCAAGTAGGTGATATGGATTCCAAGCGCTTTGACCGTTCCCATGGTGGAGACAATCCCAGTTAGCACTGAAGAGGCTAGCATAGTTGACACTTGAGCTACTTCTGATTCCATAGTCACCCCCTAGAACATTCTGAGATCATTCGCCAACAGTACCAGCACATACACAATGAAAGCTAGCCCAACTACAAGACACCACTGGGCTAGCCTTTCAAGCCACTTCATCAGACATCTTCCCCTGCTGCCCAATCTTCTTGAGCTTTCAAGAACAGGTAGATGTCTCTGATGTTGGGATTCTTGTCATTACTGAAAGCTTCCCAGGGAATTGAACGCTCGAAGTAGGCTGCTGGAGCTTTCCCGGTATTCCTTGCCGCTGCGTTCACATAGCCGTCCATCACAATCTGACAAACTTGGCTTCTTGGATGGATATTCGCTACCCCAATCCGCCAGTATTCAGCAGTGACACCATCTCCGAACTGTGTTGGTTTGATAATTTTAATTGCCATCGGTTTTCACCTCTTGTTTCTGGCGTTGCTGTTCAATTGCAAGCTGGGATTGCGCTTGCGCTTGTGTGCTGTGGATGATGTTAGCTACTGCGTTGTACGGCTGCGTTGCCAAAGCTTGCAGTAGCGTATTGATTTCCTGCTCTGTGTATTCGATTTTGAATTTCATTTGTCACCCTTACCAAGTTGCTATAGCTGTGCGTTTCCAAGTATTTGTTGCAGTGCACACATAGATGTAACTGGAGTCCCAGCATATCGTGCCAGTAGTACCCGTCGCCGTCGCGCTCGCTGGTGTTTGGGCCGTTGCTATGCCGATTTGATTGCCTGCAAACGCCCCTGTACCGTTAACCTGTAGCTTATTAACACCGTCATCAGTAGTTGTACCGATAATGACGTTACCTTCAATTATCAACCCATTAGATGGGATGCTAGAACCGGCATAACCATTTCCAACTGACGCCAATCTAATACTACTTGAACTGAGTTGCTTCTTGGATGGTTATTAAGAATACCAATTCTCCAATAGTTTGCTTCTATACCATGTTTTGTTAAGTGTGATTTTAATAGTGCCATTTTATGTTTCCTTAGATTAAGCTGTTGTATATGAAAATGTAAAACATACAAATTTATCAGTCATTTGTGCATTTGTTTTACTACCAAAAGTATCGTCCCTTAACCCTATGGTTGTGGTACTAGCTTCAACGAAACCATATACACTCGCCCCAACATTTGTCCAAAGAGCGCTACCTGATCTCGAATTAGACCTAGATGTAAAAGGTAAACCACCAATGAAAGCGTTTGAACCATCAGCAGTTGTAGGGTATTGCAGATATGCCATAACAGTACACAATCTACCTATTTTAGTAAATGTTGCATTTGAAACTGTTAAAGATAATCCCGCGCCAGATGCATCTACTGGAGTCCATGTTCCTGTTTCATAGTCATCTAATGTGTTAGCATCTGAGCTTGGATTTTGTGTAGCTGGGAATTTGATTTGACCAATAGGTACATCTAAAACTCCAGCAGAAGTTATGCGCATTTGTAATGCAGCTCCAGCATTTGCTGAAAATGCTATACCAGAAGCTCCACGAACAATTGTATCATAAGCTGATGCTCCGACAATTGTAGTACCTCCAGCATTATCGTCAATACCGAAAATTGCATCACCTCCAGTATTACCTAAACGCATAATTAGGCGTTCTGTAGTACCTTTTGTCGCTTTAAAGCTGTCTGTAGAAACTCCAGAAGCATTTGATAATACGGTGCTAGATGCATATATCGTACCATTAACCTGTAGCTTATTGACGCCATCGTCAGTAGTTGTATTAATAAGCAGGTTACGTGTAGTAGCTGCAAATCTTGCAGCCTCACTGCCCCCAACGTTGACTATCACTGGGTTTGCGCCGGTTGATCCAAGCGTTAGAGTCGTCCCTCCTGTAACAGCCGGTGTAGTTATCCCCGTGGTAAACGTTGGCGCATCCGCCAACACGACGGCGCTTGTATTTGTACCAGTTGTGCCGTTGCCGCTGATCGTAGTGAGTGTTGCGTCAAGCGGCTGATAGACTGTTGAGAGGGCGGAAATTGCATTACTGATACTCCCATCAACTGTTGTATTTGTGGTAAGATTCCCAGCAGCAACCCCTTCATCCAATACAGCAGCTGTTCCAAGCCCTAGATTCCCGCGAGCAGTACTGACATTAGCCAAATCTGATAGGTTATTAGCAGCAATTAAGCCGCCAACAGTAATAGGTTGACCCTCAAACTCCAGTACACCTGCATTAACATCAAGTTTGTACTCATACTCTTGATCTGAATTAGCCCACCAAATCCCTTTGTTGAATCCGATACCAATGAAAACCCCAGGCCCCTCTGGCGGAGTAGTAACCCTATCCCAGAGATGTCGTACTAGCAGTCCATTTGAGGCCCCGAAATCGACATCCTCTTCAACAGGAAAACTACCACCAGCTAGGCTAAGATACTCCTCCAGCAGAAGTTCTACATCTTCTAAGGCCAAAAAATCCTGATCAACATTCGCTTCAAAAGGCCCCTCAGCCCGTTCCATGCCAATCGGAGTTGCTCTCTGATCGGACTCAAGAGTATCAATAGTTCCAGTAAGTTCAGTAGCCATGGCAAACCCTCTTAAGTCTTGATGCAGTAAGTGACAGTAGCGTTAACTGGTCTGGTTTCCACATCACCAGAGTTATCAAGTGTCAGTGTATGGCTGTGAGCAGCTACTGTGTCCATTGTGATAGCATGTTGGTGTTCGCTTGACAGTGAAGTCAGACCAATATCAGCTGCAACATCTGATCTGCCAAGTGAAGCACTGGCATCAGCTGGAAAACTATCCCAAGTGTAGGATTTCACATAGCTGGTATTGGTAACTGACACAAAACCAGCCGGGCCTCCATAGGTGTCTTTCAGGGTGAAGTGCTGGTGCGCCCCTCCTAGCCCTGATGTACCTGTGTGAGTATGGCTACCAGCAGTACCAGTTGACCCTGTATGGTTATGAGCTTCGAAGGCGTCCTGCTGCGTGGTGCCGAACCCTCTACCAGTGTCAATCCCACGACCTGCATCAAAACCACGAAGGAACATAGACCGCAGATCTGGTAAATTGAATGTTGTGACACCGTCCCCAATACCCCAGGGAGCACAGGTTGCTGTGTGAACACCAGACTGAC